TCAAGGTGCTGCTGGTGCCCAGGGCGCACAGGGTAGACAAGGTTCTGTAGGTGCTCAAGGTGCTCAAGGAAGACAGGGTACAGCAGGTGCTCAAGGTGCTGCTGGTGCCCAGGGTGCTGCTGGACCTAGAGGTCCTCAAGGTGCAACAGGTGCTCAAGGTGCTCAAGGTAGACAAGGATCTGCTGGTGCCCAAGGTGCTCAAGGTAGACAAGGATCTGCAGGACCTCAGGGTGCTCAAGGTCGTCAGGGTGCTCAAGGATACCAAGGTATTCCTGGTCCAGTAGCAGGATCAAATACACAATTCATCTACAATAATGGTGGATCACCTGCTGGTGCTGCAAATGTCACTTATGATGGAACTAGCCTACTTTATAAAACTCTGAAATCTAGAGATGCTGGTGGTGATTCAAACCTTGCTGTTAGTTCTTATGCATATGATATCTTCCAAGAAGATGGTGCATGGAGTTCTCCATTCCCAGATCTGAGAATCAATTTCCACACTGGTATTAGTTTTGGTGCTAATGCAGGTTATGATGGTTATAGATTCATGTCTGACTATAACACTACTACTGTTAGATTCCAGATCAATGGTGGATCAAACCATGCATATTCTTTCCAAAGACTGAGAACTGATGAAGGTATCTATGAGTCCACCAACAGTGCAGACTTTAGAGCAAATGAAAGCACATCTTTTGGTGCATGGAGAGTTCAAGGATCTAGAAATGGTTGGCATGGATTATCATTTGCTGATGCAGGTAATGATCCTCATGTAATGTTTGATAGCAATGGTGATGGTGGTTTCTATCATCAAACTGGTGCAAGATGGCCTGTTCGCTACAATTATAGTGACAATTGCGTTGGTATTACTGGATCTACTACATCATCTACATATGAACTTTATGTTAATGGTGACATTTATGCAACTGGAACCATCACTGCTGCATCTGATGTTAGACTCAAGAAGAACATTGAGACTATTGAAAGTCCATTAGATAAGGTTCTCAAACTTCGTGGTGTTACTTTTGAGTGGGATCTGGATAAGAAGAAGAACAGAAAACCAGGAGTTAAGATGGGTCTGATTGCTCAAGAAGTTGAGCAAGTTGTTCCTGAAGTTGTTACCTATGCTGATGATGTTGATGAGTATTCAGTTGAGTATGGAAACCTGACTGCACTGTTGATTGAGGCAGTCAAAGAACAGAATGAAATAATAAATATTATGAGAAAGGAACTTGATGAACTCAAGAAAAAACTAGGAGAGTGAAATGGCACTATTGAGAGATTTTGAAATCCCTGGAACTGGTGTGGTGGTAGAAAATGCTTACCACCTTATTGTTGATGTCAGAACTGAAAAACGTCTTCATGACATTACACCTCCACCAGATTCATCTAGAGAAGATGGTCTAACTGCTGGTGATCGTGGTCCTGAAGTCTATTGGAAAGCAGGATACATTGGATCCATTGAAGTAAAAGTTTTTGCCTCACAAGAGGCAAGATCTAATGGCAAAAACCATATTGGAATGTTTGGTGATACTGTACATGATTTTATGCCTGAAGGACTACAGACTGAAGGAGAAACTTATGAAATTAAATTCTTTATTGATACTGATAGTTCAGATTCAATTCTGACTCAAGCATACAATCACTTAAAATCTACAGAATACTATTCTGGAGCACAGGAGGTCTAATGTCTCAAACTATAGGCGCAAAAGGTGGTGGAGTTATCATGGAATCTTCACAACAAATAACCTCAAACACTACTCTTAGTAATGGAACCAATCATATGAGTATTGGACCGATTACTATAAATAGTGGCATCACTGTTACTGTTAACAGTGGTGCAGTTTGGGTCGTATTATAAATAATCAAAAAAAGATATTATGAGTACACTTAAGACAAATGCAATTACTGATGTAAGTGGGAAACCACTTGTCAACAATAGTGGTGGAATTATTCAGGTTGTTCAATCAGTAAAAACTGACAAATGGACATCAGCTAGTAATGGCACAGATTTCTATGCAGTAAGTGGAATGAGTGCAACAATTACACCAACATCTACATCCAGTAAAATTCTTGTAGGTATGCAGATATGTTGTTCATCTGGATACTGGGAGATTCAAGGTAGAATTTATAGAAATGGTTCTTTACTGACTGGTGCTATTGGAGATGCTGCAAGTAATAGAACTAGATGTACTTTTGCTGTCAATGAATATCCAGGATCAGGCAGTGTTGGATATGGTATGTACGTAGTTCCAGTGCAATATTTAGATTCTCCAGCTTCAACTAGTGCCCAAACATATCAATTATACCTGAATGGATATTCTTCATTTACTATTGCAGTAAATGGTAATGGTTACAATGATACTGATAGTGTAGATTATTATGGTAGAGGGATTTCAACAGTTACATTAATGGAGGTAGTAGGATGAATGCAAGTTTTGTTTTAACATCTTTAAGACCAGGAGCAAGTTGGGTTTGTAATAATGATGATTACAATCAACTAGAGTGGCATGAACCACCTGTTTATGAAGGTGGACAATCTAAACCCACAAGAGAAGAGTGGGATGCAGAATGGGAAAAGCAAACTAGAATTGCAGAACTTAGTAAATATAAAATGAAAAGGATGATGGAATACCCACCAATGCAAGATTATATTGATGGTGTTGTGAAAGGTGATAATGCTCAAGTTCAAGCATACATAGATAAGTGTAATGAGATCAAAGCAAAGTACCCTAGACCAGCGGAGTTAGATTCATTATGAGTACTTTAAAGACTAATGCAATTCAAACTACTTCAGGAAAACCAATCCTGAATAGCACTGGAAGCGTTTTGCAAGTTGTTCAATCAGTTTATAGTGGTCAATTTGCTGCAACTCCAGGTGCTGGTACTTTTGCAACTTTACCAATTTCTCTAAGTATAACACCATCATCAGCATCAAATAAAATATTATTAACTGTAGACATTTATCTTGGTGGTCAAGCATTCCAAACAGCATTAGCCTGTTATAGAAATGGAACTCTGTTAATACCTGGTGCTACTAATGGAGTTAGACCTCAAGCTTCATTCTATAACAATACTTATAGTGCGCAAGTTGCATATGGGCTTGAGCGTGTTGGTGGATCCATATTAGATTCTCCATCTACTACTAGTGCAGTTTCATATACATTTGGTGCAAAAGACTATGCAAGCTACTATATTCTCATGAATAGAAGTTATAATTTCCAAAATACTGCTGATTATGATCATATAGGAAGTTCTACAGTAACAGCAATGGAGATTTCAGGGTAATGGATTATTTTAAGGCAATTGCAGAATTGAAGCCAGGTTCTGTATTTTCAATAGAAGGAAATGATTATTCTACCTTGTGGTGGAGCGATGATAATGAATCTGAACCTCCTACAGAGAATGAAGTTCATCAAAAAGCAGAAGAACTTAGTGAATTACAACAAAGAAACGCATATCAGTTCAATAGAATGATGGCATATCCTGATTTTGGAACTCAAATGGATATAATTTATCATCAAGGTTTGGATGCTTGGAGGGAAGAGATAAATAAAGTTAAAGAGAAGTATCCAAAACCTGAAGGATCATGAGTACATTAAAAGTAAATGACATACAAACCACTGGGGGTGCTCCTAATTTAGGAAGAGTTATTAATGTAATTCAAACTTCAGATGCATCTAGAACAGCAATTTCTGGTGCTGCTGGATTTTTCAATTATAATGGATTAGACACTACAGTAACTCCTTTAAGATCAAATTCTAAATTTCTTATAATGTACAATCTTAGGTTGGGTGCTTATCAATATTCTAGAAGAGCAACTCTTTATGTTAATGGAGTGCTTTCTAACAGTGGTGATACAGGTGCAAATGCTTCTTCAACTGGTTCAATTTACGATCAATCCAGTGGTGCTCTCAGTTCTGCCACTATATATGAACATACTGGTGAATATCTTTATACTCATTCTGGTTCTTCAAGTTTTAACATTACATTTCAAGTTTATAAACAAGACACCAATGCGATATACCTAAATAGGTCATTCTCTTACGATGATTCTGCAAGAGGTAGAACAGTTAGCACTGTAACAATTATGGAGGTGGCTCAATAATGGAAATGGACATATCAAAGGCAATCGAATCTTTAAGACCTGGAGCAGAATGGGTTTTAATAAATGATGATTTAACTTGGAAAGATTCTGTTCAAACAAGACCAACTGATGAAGAAATTTTTGCAGAAGCAAAAAGACTTCATGCAGAGTGGGAATCAAAAGAATATCAAAGAAAAAGATCTCTTGAATATCCCCCAATAACAGATCAATTAGATGCTTTATTTCATGCTGGAGCTTTCCCAGATGACATGGCATCTAAAATTCAAGCAATTAAAAATAAATATCCAAAACCTTAATTTTATAATTTAATATTGTGTTTTATGATATTGTTGATAACTGGTATGAAGACCCAGATAAAATTAGAGAAACTGCTTTAAATAACTTTCTTAAAGTGTCTAAATCTGGAGTTAATTCAAATCAAAAACTAGATAATTATCCAGGGGAAAGGACAATAACTACTCTAGATAATTTAGTATTAAATTTTAAAAAATTTGAGAAATTTTTAGGTAAAAAAATAGATCCAAAATCTTGGATTTTTACTTGTAATTTCCCAATGGAAGAAGAATTTGAAAAATTACAATTTGATTTTTCTAGTAGAGAATTAAAAGTAGAAGATACTAATCTTTTAGTTAATCGTAAAGAAGTTTCTAATGGTGCTTTTCAATATATTGTAGAGGGAACTAAAACATGGGTTCATGCAGATTCTAACAATGAATATGCTGCAGTAATATACTTAACTCCAAATGCTCCAAAAGATTCTGGTACTGGGTTTTATAAACTTAAAAAAACTGGCATAAAATTTAGATCTGAAGATCATAAAGTTGATGTATCAGATTATTTAAATGAAGATGATTGGGAGATGCATCACTATATTGAAAATGTATATAATAGATGTATAATCTATGATGCAAAATACTACCACCAAGCTACTAAATATTTTGGAAAAACATTGAATAATTCTAGATTAACTCAAGTATTTTTCTTTAACTTACATAAAAGTTCCCTTGAACCCTGACAGAGTTATCCTACTCATGGTTTGAATTTCTGTCAACTTGACATCCATATTCAGTCATGATACTATGTAAAGGTCTTGATGATTCTTTGTGACTTTGAGAACCAAGACCTGTCCTTGGTGGTGGACAGTTTAATTAGTGTACTAGGGGGAGTGGTGATCCCCCTTTTTTATGCTATCCTGTAAGGACAGTAAAGAAACCACTCATGCCAGTCAATTTAGAAGTAAAAGGATCTCTTGCTAAGTGTCTGGCAACAGAGAACCTTATCGTTGAGCATAAAAAGGTCTCTACTGCCTCTTTTGATGTTGATAGGAGAGTTCTAACCCTTCCTATGTGGGATAGGGCATCTGCCACTGTTTATGACCTTCTGGTGGGTCATGAGGTGGGTCATGCTATCTTTACTGATAACATTGATTGGCGTGAAGAATATCCTAATGTACCTAAAGATTTTGTTAATGTGATTGAAGATGTTCGTGTAGAGCGTCTGATGAAGAAGAAATATCCTGGTCTGTCTAAAACTTTTTATCATGGTTATAATGAACTGAATGCTGATGATTTCTTTTCCACTAAGGATGAGAATCTAGATGAACTTTCATTCATTGATCGTATCAATTTGTACTTCAAGATTGGTGCATTTCATAACATTGCATTCTCTGATGCTGAGGATGACTTTGTGACTCGCATTAGTGCAGTTGAAACTTTTCAAGAAGTTCTCAAGATTTCTCAGGAGATTGTTGACTTCCTCAACTACAAGAAAAAGAAACTGAGTGAAATGCCTGATATTTCTCAGGATCAGGGTCAAGTTGGTGGTGAAGAAGTTGAACTTCCTGAGAATCAGCAAGGTGCTAGTGAAAACACCAACGACAATGCCAATGAAGAAGTTAATGCCAATGAGCAATCTTCTGTTGGTGATAACAATGAAAGTGAAACCACTATGGAGCAAGAGATTCCCTCTGGTGGTGGTAGTGAACCAAGCAAAGAACATGGTGAGTTTGAGTCAAAGACTGCTCAATCATTTGAAGAGAAGGCAGAAGAACTGACTAACAAGTTTGGTGAAGAAACTGTCTATGCTGAATTGCCTGAGATTAAAATTGAGAATGTAATTGTTCCCAATGAGTATATTCATAATGCAACTAAGGAATACTATGCCAACTCTTCTTCTTGGGTAAAAGAATGGCATACTCAAGTCATTTCTGAGTATGTTAAGTATAAGAAGTCTGCTGAGAAAGAAGTTTCTTACTTGATGAAAGAGTTTGAGTGTAAGAAGTCAGCAGATCAGTATGCTCGTTCTAGCACTGCACGCACTGGTGTTCTTGATACCAGCAAACTGCATACTTACAAGTACAATGAAGATCTGTTCAAGAAGATTTCTGTAGTTCCTGATGGTAAGAATCATGGATTGATCTTTATTCTTGACTGGTCTGGATCCATGGCACGCTGGATTCTTGATACCTGCAAGCAAATGTACAACCTGATTTGGTTCTGCAAGAAAGCAAACATTCCCTTTGAAGTTTATGCTTTCACTGTTGATCCTAGTTCTTATGTTGAAGTGCAACCAGATCATCCTCCTTTGTATGAAAGAGTGGCAGGAATTGTTGCTCCAGAAAAGTCTTTCAGACTGATGAATTTCTTCTCTAGCAAATCAAATGCTCGTCAATTAGAAGAGCAAATGAAGAACATCTGGGCATGTTGCTGGTCATTTCAGTATGGTAATGGTGCTGCTCCTAGACATCTTGATCTCTCTGGTTCTCCTCTTGGTGATACTATGCTCACCCTACATTCTCTAATTCCTGACTTCCAAAAGAAGAACAAACTTCAGAAGGTTAATGTAGTCTTCCTTACTGATGGTGAGGGATATGTCAATTCTATTACCAAGGTGAGAAAGAATCATGTTGGT